TGTGGCATATTCTATCTAACAAGGTAGAAAACCACTGATCACGCACATCTCGGTAGGTTAGCAAGATTAGCTCGAATAGAGCAACTGTATTTTGAACAGTAGGTTGCAGGTGAAAACCTTGTTTTATTGAATTATATTTTCACTATGATTTCAATAAGAAAAATCTTTTGTCACCTATTTCATTTGATAAACCAGATCCTATTGTTGAATTTGCAGATAAACTAAAAAGTACTGCAGATAAAGAATCTAGAGATCTTGCTAAAAAAATCTATCCTAAAATGAGAACATATGTTCCAATTATAGTTAGAGGAGAAGAAGCAGAAGGTGTTAAATTTTATGGAATGGGTAAAACTGTTTATGAAGAAATATTAAAAATCATGGATGACCCGGATTATGGAAATATTTCAGATCCATATACAGGAACAGATTTAGTTATTACTTATCAAACAAAAGAAGAAGTAGGTAATGACTTTGGCAAAACTTCTATTCGTGCTAAAAGAAATACTTCTAAATTAGCAGAATCAGAAGAACAAATTGAAAAGTTTTTAAATAATCAAAAACCTATCACCGATGTTTATAAAGAACATACATATGAAGAATTACAAGAAATGTTAGAAGCTTGGATGAATTCAGATGATGATAAAGAAAACACAAGTGAAATTGCAAATACAGAATCTAAAGAAAAACAAAACGTTGATGAAGAAAAAGTAGTTGCAAAGGCAGATGATGCATTTAATAAATTATTCAATAAAAATAAACAAAAATAATTAACTGGAGAAAATGAATGGCTAAAAAGACAAAAGAAGAGAAGTCACCGGTTAAAAAAGTATCACCTACTAAAGGAGAAAAAAGAGACAAATTAGTAGATAAAGTGTATGACTTGATTAATGGTGGAATCGTTCCAGCGTACTTTTTAGATCAACCAGAATTATCTCCGTCTGATATTGTAGATTGGGTTTCCACCGGAGACCCAATTCTCGATTTATATATTAGTAATAGAATTGATGGTGGTATACCAGTTGGAAGAATTACCGAAATAAACGGTTTAGAATCATCTGGTAAATCATTGTTAATTGGACATATATTAAAAGAAACACAAGCAAAAGGTGGTATAGCAGTATTTATTGATACTGAATTCGCTGTTTCTAGAGAATTTTTAGAAGCAATTGGTGTTGATTTAAGTAAAATGATATATGTTCCAACTAGTCTAATCGAAAATGCATTCCAAGTAATTGAAAATATAATTGAAACAGTTAGAAAAGACGATAGTGATAGATTAATTACTATTGCGGTTGACTCAGTAATGGGTGCAACAAACCAATCAGAAGATGAAGCAGATTGGGGCAAACAAGGTTATGCAACTCATAAAGCAATTATATTATCTCAAGCAATGAGAAAAATTACAGAAAGAATTGCAAAGTTTAGAATAGCATTGATATTTACTAATCAATTAAGAACTAAGATGGGAGTAATGTTTGGTGATCCATGGACTACAAGTGGTGGTAAAGCAATTCCTTTTCATGCATCTTTAAGATTAAGACTAAAAATGATGTCTAAAATTAAAGTTGCTGATAAAGTAGTTGGTATAAAAACTAATTGTGGTGTTATGAAAAGTAGATTAGGATCGATGTATAATAGTTGTAATTTTGATATTTATTTTGACAGAGGTATTGACCCAGAAACAACTTGGTTTGAACAAGGAAAAGCTGTTAAGGCAATTGTTAAAGCAAAGAAACTTGAAGATGAGTCACAACCAGAAGGTCCTAAAAATAAATACAAAGAAGTTAAAGGTTATTGGATGTTAGCAGATGATCCAACAATGGAAAGATTTAATACATCTACATTCAAAGATATTGTATTATCTAATGATGAAAAGAAAAAATATTTATTAGAAAAAATATCAGAAACTGTTCAATTAAAATATGCAAGAGATAAAGAAACTATTGATAAAGAATTAATTGAATATGGTGAAGTTGGAGAAATCGAAGAATAATTATCGAGGGGTGTTTTCACCCCTTTTTTTACGAGGAAATATGAACGAAAAATTTAAAAATTTATTAAAAGAAATTAAAGAAGATAGAGCAATATTCGAAAAATCAAATTTAAATTCAAGAATATTAGTTGTTGATGGTTTAAACAATTTTATTAGAACATGGGTAATGACACCTACAATAAATGAAGATGGGTTACATATTGGTGGAATTACAGGATTTTTAAAAACACTTGGTGTATCTATTAGAACATTAAATCCTACGAGATTGATTTTGGTATTTGATGGTAAAGATGGTTCTAAAAAAAGAAAAAAATTATATTCTGGATATAAAGGAAACCGTGGTCATAGTGTAAGATTAAATAGAACTTACGATTGGTCTTCTGATGCTGAAGAAGAAGAACAAATGATTAGACAATTAACTCGTTCAATACAATATCTATCTAATTTACCATGCACTATAATGATGTTGAATGGTATTGAAGCAGATGACACAATAGGATATATTGCAACTGAATTATGTGAAAATAATAAAGATGTTGAAAAAATGTGGATAATGTCTTCTGATAAAGATTTTTATCAGTTAATAAGTGATAAGGTAGTTGTATGGAATCCTATTAAAAAACAAATTATTGATAAGAAAAAAATATTAGAAGATTATCAAATATACCCACATAATTTTCTTTTATTTAAAGCTATGAATGGAGATTCGAGTGATAATTTACCAGGCATAAAAGGTGTCGGAAATAAGACTGGAATTAAACATTTTCCATTATTAACTGAACAAAGACAAATCGTAGTGAATGATGTTATTTCTTATGCTCTGGGACACCAGAACTCATCACGGCTATGTAAACAACTTATTGATAATAAAGAACAATATCTGCTTAACTATAAGATAATGAAGCTCACTGGAGGTGAAATAAACAAAAGTGCAGCATTAAAAATTATCGAATTATTTAATAATCCGGTCAAAAAAACGAACATAAAATCGATCCAAAATTTAGTTATGGAAGATAAATTGTGGACTGCATTTCCAAATATTAATTCTTGGATTTCGACAAACTTTTCACAATTGAATTATTTTGCCTCAAAATAATTAAGACGTTCGGCCTATATTTATTTTAAATTAAAGGAGTTATATGAAAACAGATAATCTTTCAGACTTAGGTCAAGTTTATCAATCTAAAGTTATATTAAATCTAATAATAGACAAAGAGTTTTTAGAATCTGCTGATGATATTTTATATCCAGATTATTTTGAATCTGAAGCTAACCAATGGATTATTAAAACAATTAAAAATTATTATTCAGTATATAAAACAAATCCAACTGCAGAAGTATTTAAAAAAGAATTAGATAAAGAAACAGATGAAAATTTTAAAGAAGAAATTATTAAGAAATTAAAAGAAGCATCTGATTATTCTGATGCTACTGATCTTAAATATATTAAAGATACTTTTATAGAATTCTGTATAAATCAACATTATAAAATTAGTATATATAAAGCAGTTGATTTATTAGAAGATAAAAAATATGATGATATAAGAAAAATGTTTGATGATGCAAGTAAAGTTGGTCAAAATAAACATTTAGGATTAAACTTACTTAGACAAGACGTAAAGGAGGTTTTTGAAAAAATGAAAAGAAATTGTATACCTACTCCATGGGATGTAATAAATGATATTACAGATGGAGGATCAGCTGGTGGAGAATTACATATTGCTGTAGGAGGTCCTGGTGGTGGAAAAACTTGGACATTATGTTCAGTTGGAGCTGCCGCTGTTAAAGCTGGTTTAAGAGTAAATCATTATACACTTGAATTAAGTGAAATAATGGTAGCAAAAAGATATTATTCAATAATGACTGGTATACCTTCACATGATTTACCATATAGTATTGATGAAATTGAAAAAAGAATAACTGCACTTTCAAATAAAGGTGGTGAATTCTTAATAACAGAATACCCAACTAAAGGTGCAAGTATTAATACATTACGTTCACATATAAGTAAGTGTATTAATTTTGGAATGAAACCTGATTTAGTAATAGTTGATTATGGTGATTTATTAAGAGCACCTAAATTTTACAAAGATAAGAGATTAGAAATTGGTAATATTTTTGAAGAATTAAGAGGACTTGCAGGTGAATTTAAAGTTCCTGTTTGGACTGCATCTCAAGCAAATCGTTGTCATCATATAAATGATATAGTTATTACTGAAAATGGACCAATTAATATTGGTAATATAAATGTTGGAGATAAAATTTTAACTCATAAAGGATATAAATTAGTAAAATATAAATCTGATATAATAAAACAACCAATATATGAAATTAAATTAAAATCTGGAAAATATATAAGAGTTTCAGCAGAACATAAATTTCCAACACAATATAATCAAATTAAATCTATTTCTACTGGTTTAAATATAGGAGACAAATTATTTACTAAAAAATCATGACATTTTTGACAAGCTGTATATTTATTATAAATAAAGGAGAAAATATATGGCATCTGTTAAACAATCATGGATTAGAAAATATGGAGAAGAAGAAGGTTTAAGAAAATTCAATGAATTTAAAAAACAATATGGTCGACCTAAAGAAAAATTTATAGAAGAACATGGGATTGATGCATGGAATAAATATGTATTATCAAAAAAAACGTATTCATTAGAAATTTGTGTAGAAAAATATGGAGAAATAGAAGGACCAAAAAAGTGGGAAGAAAGAAAAAATAAAAAAATAAATTCTCAAAAGGATAATTTTAAAGATAAAACGTGGAATAATGGAAGAACATTAGATTCATATCAAAATAGATATGGAATTGAAAAGGGGTATAAATTATGGAAATTAAGAAATGAAAGACAATCATATAGATTTTCTAAACAATATTACTTAGATACATTCGGGGAAATAGAAGGATCAAAAAAAATATAAAGAATATTTATTAAGTATGGATAAAACTTCTAAAGCTGCATTTGTAAAAAAATACGGAAAAGTAGAAGGTACAAAAAAATATTTAGAATTAAATAAACATAAAGCATATTGTAATTCAATAGAATATTATATAGAAAAATATAGTGAAGAAGTAGGTAAAATTAAATATAAAGAACATATAAGAAAAATTACTCCGCGTGGAATAAGTAAAATATCACAAGAATTATTTTGGAATATATATAAGTTATTAACTACAGAACAACAAGAAATATGTAGATTTGGTAATTTAAATTCAGAAGAAATAATATATTTAGATGAAATATATAGAAAACGTATGAATCAAACATGTATAAAAATAGATTTTAAAGTGGGTAATAAAATTATAGAATATGATTGCAATAGGTGGCACAATTCTGATAAGGATAATTTAAGAGATGAATTTCTATTAAATAGAAATTATAAAATTTTAAGAATAGATGATTCTATTTATAGTAAAAAAGAAAATAAAGAAAATATTATAAAACAATGTATAAGGTTTATAAATGAATAATACACATAAATTAAATGTTAATGATTTTATTTTAGATGAAATAGAAAGTATAACATTTTTAGGTGAAGATGATACTGTTGATATTGAAGTAGACGATACTCATATGTTTTTTGCAAATGATGTATATTCTCATAACTCGGGTGCAGAAACTGAAATAATTTCAGGAGAACAAATTTCAGAAGATTATAGTAAAATAATGATAGGTGATTTTATTTTTTCAGTTTCAAGAAAAATAGAAGATCAAGTTCATAAGACTGCAAGAGTTTTTATTATTAAGAATAGATTTGGTGTTGATAAAATAACATTTCCTGCAAAGTTTGATGTTTCAAATGGTAATCTTAGTATATATGAAGAAAAAAGTACTACAGGTCAGGAATTAAAAACTAATATGAATAATTCACAAAATAACTTAAAGAAATTATTAAGAGATAAATATACAAAAACAAAAAATGATAAAAAAGATGATACTGAAAAAAATAATTAATTTTTATTAAGAAAAGAAAATCGACTTATATATATTATTACGTTATATAACATGCACTTAAATACATAAGAAATTCAACTATTGAAATTATGAGTATATAACTGCGCTTAAAGAAACATTATGGCCTATTAATATTAATATTAATATTATTAATTAATACTTTTAAAATTTTAAATTTAAACAATTTAAATTAATTAATTAATAATACTTATCTTTTTTACTTTTATAAATTGGAGAAAATTTTATGATTAAATATGAAGATGTTAAAAACATTTCTACAGAACAATATTTTAATAATAATCAATTTTCAATCGATGCGTTCAATAAAAAATATGCTCTTTTTAAAGATGAAACATATGTTAAAGCTTTAAAAAGAGTTTGTGATTTTATAGCATCAGTTGAAAGCACACCTGAACTTCAAAAATATTGGTCTGAAAGATGGTTTGACGAAATATATAATGATTGGTGGCATCCAGCTGGAAGTATTATGCAGGGTGCAGGAAGTGGAAGAAAAATTTCTCTTGCAAATTGTACTACTATTTCAATGGGAACACTTGATAAAAAACAAGAATGGGATAATTTAGAATCTATATTTAAAAATGGTTCATACACTGTTGCTAAATCTGCAGCGTATAGACAAGGTTTAGGTGTAGATTTTTCTAGACTTCGTCCAAAAGGAAGTACTATTTTAAATTCTGCAAATGAAAGTACTGGTGCAATTCATTGGATGAAATTTATAGATTCGATAGGTTATTTTGTTGGTCAAAAAGGTCGTATTCCCGCAATGTTATTCTCACTTAATATTAAACATCCCGATATAGAAGAATTTATTACTGTTAAATCAGATTATACAAAAATTCAAAATGCAAATATTTCAGTTCAAATAGTTAATTCATTTTATGATAGGATAGATGAAAATGAAAATAAAATTGTTATTGAACTAAAAGATGGTAAAAAATATGAAATAGATAAAAATGAAAAAATAAAAATAGATGGTAAAATATATACTGCATTGGAATATAAAAATGAATATACGAAAAATACCAAATAAAAATATTATTTTATTTAAAATACAAGAATTTAAAAATATAAAAGATTGTATTAAATATTTTAATTGTGATTATAGAACATTTCATAAATGGCTTAAATATCATAATATTATACACAATTTTCACATAGGTAAAAAATCTTATTTAAAAGGTAAAAAATTACCAGAATATGTTAAAAATAAAATAAGTAAAACTCGTAGAAATAATATAAAAAATAAGGAAGCAAAATTAGATAGAATTGTGTGTAAATGTGAAACTTGTGGCAATGATTATATTAATGTTCCATCTGCAATTTCTAGACAATTAAATAAAAAATATTGTTCTAGAACATGTTCCATAGAAGGTCAATGCAATAAAATTAAAGGAACAAATAATCCAATGTATGGGAAAACACATTCTCCAGAAACGATTAAAAAGATATTCTCTCATCGTAAAATGAATAAACTAGAAAAAATAGTTGCTGATTTTCTCGATAAAAATAATATTAGATATATTTTTCAATTTTTTATTAATCAAGATGGTATTTGTAAATCATATGATTTTAAAATTAAAGACAAACCTATAATTATTGAAGTAGATGGAGATTTTTGGCACGG